TCCCATACCTGGTCCATCGCAACAATGTTAGCGCCATACCAGGAGCCGACCCAACCAGTCTTGTAGATTTCTCTAATGCCTTCATCATAGGCAACGGTATTTGTACCATCTGTGTGAAAGCCACCAAACTGAGTGATCGGAGCGAGGCCACGTCGAGTGCCTACAACGGCACGGACGCCGCCCACTGAGTAGTTAATCCAGTCAATCGCTGTACGAAGTGAGACAGCGGTCAAGTTAGCAACAGCAGTGTAGTTGTTTGGAGTATTAACTCCATTCCAAATGTTTGCTAAGCAAGTGAACACGCGGCTTGCATAATGATCCTTTAGCTTAGCTTCCATTTCACTTCTGATACTTTCGACTGTGCCGATCTCACCAGATTCCAGGTCCCAAGCATTCGCTCGAACCTTCACATCTGTGCCATCTAGCATGTAGTTGATACGGTCTGTCACTGTGATCTCACTAGCGAGATGCACAGAGCCAGGAACCAAGGTACGAACTTCAATGCCGCGACGAACCTTTTTTACTAACGCGTCTCCTGGGTTTAGTTTACGAGTGTTGAGCATTAGCCCAACAACATCCTGTGTGATATGTCCAGGTTCGATGTACTCGATGATCAATGAGGCGAGTGCATCGCGCTGAGACTTATCCTTAGATATAGCCGCAAAAGCCTCTTTAAATTTCTTATCCACGATTCACCTCCTCACTATGGTCGGTATGTTCTGAATGTTAGAGCGTAAGTTGCAGTAGAAAAACGCTCTACAACAGCAACACAAGTACTACCACTGACCATCACGGCCAACTGGCCCGCAAGTGCGTCCCCATCTGTAGCTGCATCACAAGCACGCAACTGTGTGCCAGGAACTTGCATTGTTGCATCGTAAACGTACTGACCAGATGGAACTGTATAAACACCGCCAGCCATCGCCAGGGCCAAACTACCACTGGGAATGGTCTGACTATTCTGATAACCAGGATATGTTAAGTAGATTGTTTTACCTGTGATTGGTGCATTCGCTGTCTGATCGAACCCCTCACGAAGTGCAAAGGGGTAAGCGGGCCACGCCACAATTGGAGGTTCTCGATTATCCGAAGGCCAAGTAATAGCATACTTAGCCAGTGCCGCTTCAGCGGGAGTGTCGGGCAACTTCACCCCAGGAACATCGGTAAGACGACCGGTTAGGTCAGTAGAACCGTATCCAGGGTTTGAAGTCAAGAGAACCATACGGCCCTCTACAATATCTTCAGTAGCGATAGAACCAATGTCATCCGATCTCTTATTGATTTCCATCTGTCTCTATGCCTCCGAACGTTTCTTTCGCATTTCGGCTAAGCCTTTGCGAACCACGCTCAAATAATCTGTTGAGTCCCCACCTACATCGGGGACGTTAGCAGATGCAAAACTTTCTTTTGTAGATTGTAGCATTTTAATTACGGCGGCGAATGCCTCGTCACTAAGCTCAACCCACATTTTTGCGTTCTTTTCGATTTCCTCTTCTTTCAACTCTAATCCAGCGCTCTTAATTTCCTCAAATCGCTCTGCCATTTTTGCGGCCATAGCGTCATCGGCCTCGCGCTTTTCTTTAAATTCACGCAAGTCTTTAAGTTCGCTTTCCTTTTCTTTTAGAGATGCACTAGCAGTGTCCAGCTCCCCTTTTACGGTTGCCAGCTCACTTTTGAGGACCTCGATTTCTGAAGTCAGTTTTTCAACCTTCTCCAATAATTCTTTTTCCATTTTATTATCCTCACTCGCATTTCCAGAACCACAATTCTTTTGGTATAAAGTTCTAGCTTTGTCCTGTAGAGCTTGCTTGTTTAGACCAGGAGCATTTGATTGTGGAATGCGCTGGATGGCATTTTTCAAATGAGCACAATCAATTTCTCCTTCTGAATTCTTATAGGGAAAGTGTCGCTTAGTTCTTGGGACGGTCTTTCCCTCATCGTCCTTATCACCTTTTTCGACATATAAAAATGAAGAGTCGGGTAGATTATTTATAAATTCAGTTGTCCATACAGCGGCATTACCCCTTGCGGCAATTGCTAATATTGGAGTTCTACCAGCATAGGCAGGACATCCAACAATTGTCGCAGCAGTTAGCATTGGATCATTAAGCCATTCAACACCATCATCATCAACCGAAGAATCTGAATAGGAAAGTTCCCAGGAAATATCAATTTGTTCACCATCTTTAAACATATTTTTTAATAAAGCATAATCATCTGGTCTTTCCCGCTTCCAGACAACTGCATTCCCAACAACTTTGTTATTGTCTATTTCCAATGATGCAATTGTGCCAATAGGAATGGCAAATGAATGGTCTGGATTTACTCCTCCCTTAGCCACTTTAAGGGGCATTAAGACGCCACTTTTGACCAAGAGTGGAAATTTATCAGCGTGAATACCATGATTATTAACGTTTGGTTGATCGTCTGTAAGAATAAATGATAAATGACCAACATTGGGGTTATTAAATGCGGCTTCAGCCCGAAGCTCTACGGGGGAACTAAAAGTAAACTTTTTTCTATTTGCCATCTTCTTCTGTTTCCTCCCCTGTATTCTTATCGGGTTGGTTATTTTTATCAAATGGAATATTCGGGTGTTCGTCTAATCCGTGTTCTTCAAGTAACTTCTTCTCCATTACCATACGGTTGACTTCAGTGTCGAAATTGATGTTGCCCATTTCAGCCCAAGTTGTCTTAGAAATAACACCATCTTCGTAGTAATCTTTACCAACTTGAATTAAACTGCTCACATCTTGAAGAATTACTGGTGGGAAGTACGGTTCGGGAACCCCCTTGAATCCATTTCTGTCTCTGACTTGTTCAAATAATTTTCTAGGAATTTCTAGCAATCGTTCACGCATAGCATTAATTGTATTCAGTGGTGGCAACATGGCAACCGCTGAATTACTCGAACCACTTCTTTGCGTTTCTCCAGCAACAATAATTCTAGGAAGCCCTAGAGATATTAAAATATCTTCGTTGATTGATCTATATTTACCTTCATCCAGAAGTGCTTTTACATCTGGTGTAATCCAACTTATGTCCAATGTATGGTTGGCAAATAATTGGAAAACCCTTTCTTGATTTCCAGAATAGCCCCGCCAGTTCATTTGTGCTTTTAGGTCATCTACTATGTCATCATCATCTTCAGTTAGTGGAAATTCATCACTGCCCAATTTGAATAGCTGAATTGCCTGAATCACACGGGCAGCAATGGCATAGTCCATTTTTCTTAGGTTTCGTTTATGCATAAACAATTCAAGTGCAGGTAGAAGATAAGGTGTTGGGTATGGAATTCCACTTCTAGGATTTCTTCTAATAATAGCAAATGGGGAATCCAGTTTAAATTCTCTTTTCCCTGCCCGAACTTGCTTTACATAATCTGGATACTGCTTAACCAAAAGCTCATAGGTTTCTCTATCTTCGACGCCATCGCTATAAATACCCTCGTGTTTTATGAAGTATACATCTTCATCGGACACTATTACCAGGACTACTAATCTATTAGGAAGTGGCGTCTTCTTTAATTTGATAGACATTGGGTCTCGATACCACATGTCAACTGGTAGATTGTATTTCTTTCTTAGCTTGGGGTTAATATCTGTGCCTTTAACTATACTCCAAGTAAATTCTGGAATAACTAACCCAGATATTAAATATTCAAGGGCCACATTTTTAAGATAATCAATCAGGGGTTCTTTAAGATATTCATAAATCTCTAATTCTTTATCTGAGCACGTGCCTGGGTTCATTCCAAGACCATTGATTCCAATTTCTATTTGTTTGTTAATTGTGGTATAGGCAAGGCCATCGTGTTCATAAAAAAATCTACATTGTTCGAGAACACCATGATAATCTGTTGGAACCTGCATCTTATCAATAGTATAGTTACCGCTCTTAAGGCTCCAAATAGGATTCTGGCCTGTTTCAATCGGTATAAATCTTGCAGCAAAAAGTCGTTTGGTTTCAGCTTCCGTTGATATTTCTTTTGTCATAATTTACTAGCCCCATCTTGGCCGATATAATTTCACCCGTTTGTTCCATAGAAATTGTGATGCTTCATCCACCAAATAATTGGCGAGGACAAAGCAAATTAATGCAGCTACATTGTGGTCTTGGCCATGACGCAATCCCCCTGTTGGAGTAATGGTTCTAAAAACCAATTCTCCAGAAGGGGTTTTAGTATATGTTGTGCGCTCTAATTCACTAATCACAGTATCATCTTTCCAAGTGAATTCAAGCTCTTTATTACTCACCTTACCTTGAAGTAATTGCATGCCAAATTGTTTTGCCCTTACTTCGATTTTCTTTCCATCATCATCAATACCTATTGGCACCAATGAACGAAAACCAATTGGAACAATTCGTTTTTTATAATTCTTCTTTCTATATTTAGGATCAGACATTAAATGTTGAATCACGGCCTTACCAGAACTCCCCTCGTCAATCCCTAGGGTTCCTGGATGATACAATGAATCGAGGTAATCAATCAATGCCTCCTGTTTTGGATAAGCAACCTGTATTAATCGTAAGCGGGCCAAAAATCTCCAGCTATTTCTTCCTTTACTTTTATAGAGAACCATAATGATGGTAGGATCGGTATAGCCGAGATCAATTCCAAACATCAGTTTATCAATATTTGTTGGTAATGGTGGGAGACTATCATATAATCTTTGTAAATAAAAGGGATCATCATTCATCTTTTGACCATAGAATGTTCCTCTGAATGTATCGTAATTACTTACCAACATTTGGTCTCTATCAAATAAAGCATAGCTAGGAATACCATGTTGACCTAGCACCAAATGAATGTAGTCTTCGGAGTCAGTGCCTCCAAATTGTTGGATATTTCTATCGTCATCAGCTTTGGAATATCTAGGATTATCAAGTGCGGAAATCCTATGTTTAGAAAATGAGGCGTCTTTTTGATCTGCAATATAGAGAACGTTCTTTTCTCTTACTCCGGTCGGAACTCCAGATACAATTAATTGATGCCCCTCCTGGAATTGATTTAGGCAGGGCAGGAGTTCTCGCCAGGTGCCAAAACTGTATAGGCCCGCTTCATCTAAGATGATTATAGGAACATGCAGACCTACGACGTTGGCACCTGTGCCTGACTGCCCTGCAATCCGACAATCAATAACCGCATTATTAAATAATTTGATTGTAAAAGATTGTGAATTGATCCCCGTCCGACCAGTATAATGTCGAAGGAGTGGGTGGTTACGAAACCACCTAGTCAATCGTAGAAAAACGGGTTCGAGATGAACTCTGTTGGGTACTGTATAAACTATTGTTTCATCCCAGAATTGATTAATTGCGAACCAAACTAATTTATCAATAATCGCTACCGTTTTTCCAACTGCTCTGCCAGCGGTAATGGATACATAGGGATTAAAGTCACAAATAAACTCCTTTTGGTAAGAAGTGTATTCCCAACTTTCCATTCCCTCAATTTTTTCGTCTGTGAGGTCCCTGAGAAATTCCCCACAAAATAATGGGTGCCGAAGAATTTCTAACAGGGCCAGTTCTTCCTCTGTAAGTTTCTGGACAATCGCCATTATAGGGGTGGCCCTGCGTTAATGTTCTTATTCCGATTATTTGCATAATCGCTTGGTTTTACCGTAAACTTATAACCACAGCTATCACGCTTACAAACAAGTGTAATTTTCTGGTCATCGTCTGGATACAGAAACCAAACTTTGCAGAGAAGCATCTTACATTTAGGGCAATAAATTTCTGCTAACCTGTCTTTCAAAAATAACTTTCCACGTTTCTTTAAATCTTCGATAAAGTCTACTACAGATTGCCCTTTAGAATCTTGTCTGGCGCGGCGTGTAATATTTAAGTCTTTTTGTAAGGTAGATGCATCTGATCTAAGCTGCGCTATAACTCTATTTATTTTCTCTACCGCTACCCAGTCAGGGTGCTTAGAATTTAATTCACTATTTAATCTCTTATCCAATTCTTCCAGGAGAACAAATACCCTGGCAAGTTCTAATAGAGATAGCTTGTCATTCGCAGACATATCAGTTAGGTCGTAATCCCTCTGAAAAGATTTGATATGATCTTCGATTTGATCATCAAACCCACCAAGGAGAATTCGACTTCTGATTCTTTCTAATTCCTCATCATCCATACCCTTGTACTGAGGAAGATTCCTCAGCTGCGCTATAGACATTGCTTTCTTTGCCATACCTTACCTCACCGTTTAGCTAAAGAGGAAAAGTCCCAATTCCCACCAACCCATCCCAAGTGGCTTTCATTATCTACCGCTTTCGTCTGGGACTTATTCACTCTATAGGGAAGTACATAGCGTACTACCTTTGTCACCTTATCTCAACAAAAACTACTCAATTTTCTGTCGTTTTATAAGAAATTCATCGTTTTTATGCTATTTTAACCTGTTTTTAACTATCACCAGAATGCACGAGATTATTTTGAGTTTGGTTTAATTACTTGACAAACTTTGACGTTTGTGTTATAATACTGACAGCAAAACAAGGAGAGAAAAAATGTTGAGATTAAAATATTTACTGTGTATTATGAGGGACTGTATCTTAGGGGTATATCTAATCTATATGTTATATGCCCCAGTTAAGGTATTTATTACTCTTTGGTGTCATTAAAAAATTACCAGATTTTTGGTAATAGGACTTGACAAGATTGGGAAAGTGTGTTATAATTAAAACAAAAAGAAAGGAGTGCCAATGAAAAGCAAAAAATTTGTTCCGAAGATTATGTGTAAATATCCTTGGAGATTCAGTTATGAACTGGCAGAGGAGATTGGATTACTAGATAGTATCGTACTGTTAGAGCTAGAATATTTAGTACACATAAGCACAACTGAAGTACAGGAAGATGGAGAACATTGGTGCTACCTTAGTAGGGCAGACATGCAAGAATGGTTTCCATTTAGAGATGGGCTTACAATTCAGAGAGCTTTTGATAGATTGGTAAAGCGGAAACTAGTTTTAAGAAATAAGTTTAATCATGTATCTTATGATAAGACATGCTGGTATAGACCAAACTATCCAGAGATCGAAAAACTCAAATCAGTTTGGATAAAAGTTAAAGATTTTGGTGTGCTGGCATGATAGTATTATATGGAGCGCCAGCGACATATAATACTATCACTCTTAATTATATTCTTATAGGTATTGTTGGTTCAATTTGAACAAACAAAAAAAAACTCAAAGGAGAAAAAAAATGAAACCCATAGAAGTAGCAGAAATGAGAGGAATGAAGTATCGCTTTGTAGCAGATAATGAAGAAGCTAGACGTAGACGTTGTGGCCTACCACTCGGCCCTAATAGCATTGAATATGAAGTGGAACCAGAGAAGGATGCGAGACTTTGTATTCTGTGTGAAAAACCGATTTCTTTTAGTTATTGGTTCTGCCAAAAATGTGCCAAGAAATTGGGGATTTTTGGAAAGCCATACATAGAATGGCCCGACGTTGTTAAGTTTCTATTGGCAGATAAGAGGCGGGAAATAAACGCTGAACGAGATTCTGGTTGGGATGAAATAAGTGATGAATTACCTAGTGGCGCTGATGTAACATCCCCAGACTTTAGAGAAACAGAAGTAGCTTTCGATGCTAAGGATTTAAGTTTCCTAGAAGATTACGGATTAACTGAGGAACAGTATGAAATCATAACTACAGATAATCCTGAGCTTTTGGCGGAAAGCCTCGGAATTACAAGTAATGCTTTGTATCTACGAAAAACTCGTCTTATGAAAAAATTAGAAAAACGACAGAAAATTGAGTAGTTTTTGTTGAGATAAGGTGACAAAGAGTGATTCACAAAAATTTCAAAATGGCGGCCTGTCGTTGAAAAGACTTCCAAAAATTATTATTAAGTGTATTCAACGGCAAGCCGCCTACCAGCCCCATAAGGAGTAGTATGAAGGTAACACTATTAGCTCACACCCCAAATGGAGAAGAATTGATCGAGCGTGCCGCCAGGGTATGCTATAGATCAGAATCCAAACTTAAGTCAGCAGGTTTTATTAGTAGTCTAATAGATCGTGGACATGAGAGTGTAATAGAACATGCCTCTGCATCCTTTCTGATCGAAGATATTTCTAGGGCCTGTAGCCATCAATTAGTACGTCATAGATTAGCTTCTTTCTCTCAAGAGAGCCAGAGATATTGTGATACTGGTGAATGGGAACCCATTGTGCCCCCACTCATGTGGTCAGTGCAGAGAAGGGAGGTTTTCTTCGCCGCCATCGAACATGCTAAGGACGCTTACAGAAAACTTAGAGAGCTTGGAGTGCGCAAGGAAGACGCCAGATTTGTATTACCTAATGCTGCCCCTACCAGATTAGTAATGACAGCAAACTTGAGAGAGTGGCGACATATTATTAGTCTGAGATGTGACAAAAGATCACAGTGGGAAATTCGTGAGGTTGCCACTAAAATACTAGAACTACTTCACTTTACCTACCCAGAAGTATTTGCTGATTTGTATAAGAGGTTTATAGAAGATGCCTGAAGCCACTAAAACTACTTTCAAATGTGAACTCTGTGGTAAGAAGTTTACTCACATAGACCCAAAGGTTGCTGAGAATATGGCGAGGGAATGTGAACAATCTCATGATCTTGTATTGATTCAACTTCTTAGAAGTGATTTGAATAGACTTCTTCAATTCATTGCGACCAAAGAAGATAAGTTAATTACTAAAACACTTAGACAAACGTTACGAACGTATGCGAGGCTGAGGTGATAACAGATAGAATTCCAGCAGGTGTTTATTGTTATGATAAAGACGGGGCTTGTCCTTATCACCATGTGGACCCAGATAAACCAGAACAAGAAAACGGTTGGTGTAGCTTGACGGGACTCAAAGACTGGATAGATGGTACGCTGCTCTGGGATATGTGCAAAGAATGTGAGTATTTATGTAATGAAGAAGAAGGCTATGAATAGATCATTGATTTGTCCAGGGTGTGGATTGCCAATTGAGAAAAATGAAAGTAAGTTTCTACATCCATTAGATAGGCCAATTTATGCGAATGTCTGGTGGCATAGGAATTGTTATTTCGCTCTGGATGAGGATAGTAGACGCATTGTATCTTATGACTTTTATGTGGGGCCACGAAATGGATAAATATATTAGAAAGCCAAGTATGGTGAATGCAGTTCAATGGTTTCCAGAAATAGATGACGACGATGTTGTAATAGACGATGTTGGCGCTTTGTTGATAACTGGTTCTTGTTACTATAATTTAATTCCTGGAGATTGGATTATTGAAGAGCCAAATGGAAATAAGTATGTTGTGAGTGCAGACGAGTTTGTAGAAGGTTATACCCCAGTAGTATTTATAAGACATAACAAACCAAGATGTGAATTATGTGGAGGTTGATACTATGCAGGCCCAAGAATTATCTGGCGATTCTAAATGTAATGTAGCTTTTCTTCTTGATAAGTTTATCGAGGAAAAAGTTTTCAATACCGTTGGGCCAAATGAAGGTTCAACTGGCCCTCTTGGGTGGGAAGAGCAGCCAGGGGGGAGGTTTCTTTATTGGGAGGTTGATCCCTATAGTAGAATGTATTACGTCCGAGAGGAGTGGCCTAGACGATTTTGTAGTAATCCACATTATTCCTATGATCTAATTCTAATGTTTGGACTATCTATAACCCCTCTTGCCATTAATGCGGATACAGACGAGGTTATAAATTGGGAAGTTTCAAAGGGTGATATTAGCTATGTAGATGACGACCTAATGCTTGCAGTAGGTATGGTAGTATGGCTTCTTCTTAAGGAGAAATAAAATGGTATGGTTTACCGCCGACACTCATTTTGGACACAAGAATATTTTAAAGTATTGTGACCGCCCCTTTAAAACTGTTACAGAGATGGATTCTACACTTATATATAATTGGAATTGTACAGTGGGATACGATGACATTGTTTATTTCTTAGGAGATTTCTGTATGGGCAAAAAGGTAGAGGCTCGTAAATATTTCCTACAATTACATGGACATATTTTTGTTGTGCCTGGTAGTCATGATACACGTTGGTTGCGGGGAACTGTGCCCACCTTTAGTAATAAGGTTACCGTCCTGCCGCCGCTAGTTACTATAAATATAGAAAAACAACCAATTGTTCTCTGTCACTATGCGATGAGAGTTTGGGATAAATCA